CTGCGCGGCCAGTGGGTCAACATCGACCCGCGCGAGTGGCGCAACCAGTTTGACGTCTCGGTCAATGTAGGCCTGGGCACGGGCAACAAGGACCAGCAGGTCGCGCACCTGATGGCCCTGCTGCAGCAGCAGCAACTCGGCCTGCAAGTGGGCACCGCCACGCCCGAGAACGTCTACCAAAGCCAGCAGGAGCTGGTGAAGGTGCTGGGCTTCAAGAGCGCCGACAAGTTCTTCAGCGACCCCGCCAAGCAGCCCCCGCGGCCGCAGCCGCCCAACCCCGAGCAGATCAAGGCCCAGGCGGCGATGCAGCTCGAGCAGATGCGCCAGCAGGCCGACGCGCAGAAGTTCCAGGCCGAGCAGCAGATCGAGATGCAGCGCATCCAGATGGAGGCGCAGGCCAAGCAGGCGCAAAAGCAAGCCGAGCTGCAGGTGCAGCAGGCCAACGACGAGCGCGACGCCGCCCGCGAGCAGTCCCGCCTGCAGATGGAGGCCCAGCTCAAGCAGATGGAGGCCGACAACAAGGCGCTGCTGGAGCGCGAGAAGCTGGAGATGGAGCGCTGGCGCGCCACGCTGGAGGCCGAGACCAAGGTGCTGGTGGCGCAGATCGCGCACCAGGCCAAGCAGGGCCCGGAAGTCGAGACGCCGGCTGAGCAGGTGGCTGAGGGGGGTGTGGAAGAGCCCAGCCCGAATGCCGCGCTGGCCATGGCCATGCAGGGCTTCACCGAGGCGCTGGCGCAGATGCGCGCGCCCAGAACCATCATCCGCGGCCCTGATGGCCGCGCACAAGGGATCGCCTGATGGCCATTCAGTACAGCACCGCTGCGCGCACCAACTCAATGACGCAGCTGGCCACCGACATCGGGGCCAACGCGCAGATCATCATCTACACGGGCTCCATGCCGGCCAACGTCGGCACCGCGGCCACGGGCACGCTCCTGGTGCAGTTTGCGGGCAACGCGGGCGGGTTTGGCACGGCGTCCGCAGGTGTTTTGACGGCTGCAGCGGTGGCCAACGCCACGGCGGCAGGCTCCGGCACGGCAGGCTACTTCCGCATCAACACCTCGGGTGGCACGGCGGTGGTGCAGGGCACGGTAGGGACGAGCGGCGCCGACATGATCGTGACCAACACCTCCATCAACTCGGGGCAGACCTGCACGTTCACGAGCCTGACCGTGACGGCGTTCGGAGCTTGACATGGCCGCACCTGTTGCCGCATTTGCCCAGCTGCCCACGGACTCCGGCAACGCCGGGAAGAAGATGCGCACGCAGACCCGCGTCATTGGCGCGGACACGGTGCACGAGCATTTCTTCGTCGAGTCCAGCACGCGCGACATGTTGGGCAGTTATATCGCGCACTCCGGCGTGTTCACCATCCAAGCTGCCGCGCAGACGTTTCCGGCCGGGTTCATGTTTGTGATCAACCCGATTGGCAACGCCAACAAGATGGCGTTGACGGCCATCGAAGTGCTGTCGCAACTGGGCTCCGCGCTGGCGGCGCCGACGTCTCCGCGCTTGCTCTGGCGGTTGTTCACCTTCACGGGGACTGCATCAGGCGCCTCCATCACGCCCGGCAAGCTAGACAGCACATTCCCGGCGGCCACGTGTTCAATCCGCACGGCCTCGACTGGGTTGACCATCACGGGCGGCGCCGACACGATTTGCTCCCTGCCTGTGGCCAGCGCCACGGCTGTGGGCTACACGCCGCCGCAAATGGACGAATGGTTTGAGGACGTTGAGAAAAACCAGATCATCCTGCGCGCCGGTGAAGGTATTGCGCTGTTCCAGCCCGATGCCGGCACCACCGCAGACACGCGCCGGATCATCGTGACGGTGAAGTGGGACGAGTTCAACTGAGCGGGTGAGGCGTGGCCGATCAGTTTGGCCTCATTCCGCTGCCGCTGGGCGTTGCGTATGACGCGCCGGCCAGTGAGCAACCAGAGCAGCCAGCGCTGCCGTTCAGTGGCTTTGTCGCTGGTTGGTCGGCGTCCGCTGGTGCGGTCACCTTCAGCGCCGCGCTTGCTGAAAGCGCGGAGGTCCTGGCCGCACAGGTCGGTGTCAACGTCTCCGCTAGCCTGGCGCAGACCGAGGGCGCCGATGTCCTGAGCGCCCAGGTCGGCCCGTTGGTGGGCGCGAGTGCCGGCTTGGCGAAAGGCGCGGACACCCTGGCCGCAGCGGTCGGGATTCGGGTGGCGGCCTCGCTGGCCAGCACTGAAGGCGCAGACACGCTGGCGGCCTCGGTCAGCATCGCGTCGGCCACGCTGAACGTGTCTGCTGCGCTCGCAGAGGGCGCGGACGTGTTGTCCGCTTCGGTGGGCCCATTGGTGGCGCACAGCGCGGCCGTCAGCGAAGGGCCGGACACGCTGGCAGCGCAGATCGGCCCGCAAGTGGCGGTGAGCTTGGCCAGCACCGAGGGGGCGGACAGCCTAGCGGCGACCGCAGTCCCGCTGGTGAGCTTCAGCGCCGAGTTGAGCGATGGGGCCGACGTCCTGGCTGCGCAGATCAGCGGGCAGTCGGTGGCCGGGGGCTACGACGACGACAAGAAGACCAAGCGCCGCTACGTGGTCGAGCGCAACGGCAAGCTGGTGGTGTACGCCAGCCAGGCCGCAGCGCTGCGGGCGCTGGAAAAACAAGGCTCAAGCGAGCCGCCTACCGAAGAGGTGGACCTGCCTGTGGTGCAGGCCTACGCCGAGGTGGCCGGGCGCATCGAGGACTACAACGCCGCGTTCAACTCGCGGCATTTTGAACAACTGATGGCCCTCTTTGACCAGGTGCGCGCGCAGCTGGACGAGGAGGACGTGGAAATGCTTTTGCTGGCGGCCTGACATGCTCAATCGGATCTTTGTGGTGGACTCGGTCACGCTGAGCTCCACGGGCACCGCCGTGTCCAGCTACGTGCCGTGGGAACAGACCACGCGCAAGTTGCCCACCCAGGTGGTGGTCAAGGCCACCGGCCAGGGCGCCTACGTGCGCTTGAGCAACGACAACAGCGCCGCCACCAACGTGGACGTGCTGGTGCAAGGCGGTGACCACGTGGTGCTGAGCGTGCAGGGCCGGCGCTGGGTGTCGGTGCTGAGCGACGGCGCCAGCAGCACGGTGAGCGTGGGCGCGTTGTCCACGGGCGTGTCTGGGGATGCGGCCAGCTTGAGCTTGGACTTTGCGGGCACTGGAACGCTTGACCCGCGCGTCACCTTCACCCGTGCGTCCACTGGCACGTTCTTCAACTCGGCTGGTGTGCTGACCAGCGCAGCGACCAACGCCCCACGCTTCGACTACAACCCCAGCACGCTGGCGGCTCGGGGGCTGCTGATTGAGGAACAGCGAACGAACAGCATCCGCAACAACACGATGCAGGGTGCGGTGGCGGGGACGCCGGGGACGCCGCCGACGAATTGGGCTTTAACCGCAGCAGGCGGAAACATTACATCGCTTGAAACTGTTTCAGTCGGCACAGAAAACGGCATTCAATATATTGATGTAAAATATGTTTTTTCTGGTGCAGCTACTGCAAACGTGCGGCACGAGACAATTGGACAAATTGCAGCAACAAATACACAGACATGGACGGCATCAGCTTTTGTTAAGTTAGTTGGTGGTTCCACTTCAAACATTACAACAAATGTTGTTATAACTCAATACAACGCAGCTTTTGCTGGTTTAGAGGCTACATCTGTACCGTTTACGCCTTTAACCACTGCTTTAGGCACTTCACGGCCAAGCAATACAAAAGCAACTACTCAGGCAACTGTCGCGTCAGTTACATCTGCAATTTCAATTGTCGCAACCGGCGCAGCAGACATCACTCTCCGCATCGGCCTGCCGCAGTTGGAACTCGGCGCTTTTGCAACGAGCGTCATCCCCACCACCACGATGGGTCTGACCCGCAACGCCGACGAAGCGTCGGTGAATACGTTGTCGCCTTGGTTTAACGCGAGTGAGGGGACGTTGTACGGCGAAGTGTCAAGCGCAGCTCAAACAGTGGGTGGTGTATCTCGAAGAATTGCCAACATCAACGATGGCACTGAAGCCGACAGAATAACTGTTGGGTGGGCGGGAGCAATTTTAGTAGGCGCAGCGTTTGTTACTGATAACTCAGTAACGCAAGCAGGATTCAACTCGCCATCTGGCGCATACCCATTCCCCACAAAAGTTGCCTTGGCGTATAAGACCGACGACTTTCAAGCGGCAGTTAACGGCAGCGCATTTGCAGCAGATACCAGCGGTACGGTTCCGACAGTTACCCAAATGAGAATTGGGGATGTCGTGACAGGTGGCACGGGGCCGCAAAACCTTAACGGGCATGTCCGCCGCATCACCTACTACCCGCGAAGGCTCAGTCAGGCAGAACTGACCGCCATCACCACATGACCCCCGACCCCTTTGACCCATTCGATCAACTGGTAGCCGAGACGCCACCGGAGGTGCTGGCAGCGGGGCATAAGTGGGTCAAGCAACAGTTTTACGGAGACACCATGTACATCGACTACCACCTGAAATTTACCGACCAAGCCGAGGCTGACGCGGTGCTGTTCGACGAGCAGACCAACGTGCAAGACGATGTGGTCGAGACGGTGCTGGTGCCCAAGTACGCTGCTGTGGATGTCATCGGCGTGATCTGGAAGCCCACGGGCAACGTGCTGCCTGCTGAGGACGAAAGCGGCGAAGCGGTGGATGAGATGGCTCCGGTGGATGGCTGGCATGTCAACGTGCGACACACCGACGAGGCCCCGGAGTTGGAGGCTTTCCGCGTGTTCCCGGCAACCCCTAGTAGGGCTTGGGCATGACCCTGGAGCAACGCCTGTACGCCGGCGACCAAGCCCGGCAGGTGCTGGACAACGAGGCATTCGTGGCCGCCTTTGAGGCCATCGAGAAAGACATCATCGAGCAATGGACGAACAGCCCAGCAAGAGACGAGGCCGGCCGCGAAAAGCTGTGGGCCTACCTGCACCTGTTGCGGAAGGTGAAAGCGCAGCTGACCTCCACGCTGGAGACGGGCAAGCTGGCCCAGGTGGAGCTGCAGCACAAGCAGAGCCTGGTGGACCGGGCGCGTGGGTTCATTTCGCGCGTCGCGTGACCGAGCTCACCCTGACCAGCCAGATTCGCGTGGCCTTCCACCCGGCGCCTGAAGCCGAGCTGGTGCACGGCAACTGGAACGTGCCGGTGCAACTCGGCCCGCTGGGCTGGATGGACAGCGCTGGCCAGCGCCACGAGCTGTAACGACTTCAGAGGAAGGGCAACCCTCTTCGAAGAGCCACCTGCGGGTGGCTTTTTTGTTGTCTGCATGGGTCAACGCAGTGATGCGCCGCCCGAGGAGTTGAAAACATGGACAACCAGGAGACTGGATCCAACGGTGCGCTTGACGTCAACCAAGCCGTAAGCCTGTTGTCGGCCGCGATGGATGCCCCACCGCCCGACCGCGAGGCGGCTGCTGAACCTGAAGCAGCCCCGCCACAAGCCCAAGCCGAGCCCGAGCCGCAGCCCGCTGCCGAGCCGCAGGCGCAGGAGGAGGACACCACGGTCACCGTCCGAATCGACGGCAAGGACGTGGAGGTCCCGCTTTCTGAGCTGAAGAACGGCTACCAGCGCCAGGCGGACTACACGCGCAAGACGATGGAAGCCGCGGAGCAGCGCAAAGCTGCCGAGGCCCAGATCGCCCAGGCGCAACAGGAGCGGCAAGCCTACGCCGCGAACCTGCAGAGGATGCAGGCTCAACTGGAAGGCGCGCTGCAAGAGCAGCAGAAAGTGAACTGGGACGAACTGCTCCAGTCTGATCCGGTGGAGTACCTGCGCCAGCAACGCATCGCTCAAGAGCGACAAGCCACGCTGCAGCAGGTCTACGGGCAGCAGCAGCAGGTAGCGGCCCAGCAGCAGGCCCTGGCACAGCAGGCCTACGTTCGCCAGCTTGAAGCGCAGCAGCAAGACCTCCTTGCCAAGCTGCCCGACTGGAAGGACGAGGCCAAGGCCAAGGCCGAAAAGGTGGCGCTGCGCGAGTACCTGGCGGGCCAGGGCTACGAGGCAGAGGCCATCGACGGCATCGCTGACGCGCGGGCCGTGATCTTGGCGCGCAAAGCCATGCTGTACGACCAGATGGTCGGCAAGGCATCGGCCGCGGCCAAGAAGGTGAGCGCCCTGCCGCAGAAGGTGGAGCGCCCCGGCCAGGGCGACAACCCCGGCATCACGCCGCGCACCGCGGCGTACCTGAAGCTGAACAAGACGGGCAAGGTGGAAGACGCCGCCCGCGCGTTCGCAGCAATTTTGTGATCAACCACTTCTAACGCCGAGAGGCGCTGAAAGGAGGCAGCCATGGCTGCACCAACCAATACCTTCCTGACCACCGCCGC